AGGTGGGTAGGTATTTTTATACTTGCTTTCATAATAGTAGTAACGAAATTTTTAATATAATTTATAAGGCATAAAAAAAGGCAGCCATTTCTGACCACCTTTTAACCAAACAAAAAAAAATTCTTATTGCAATGCCATCTTTAAATCCCTTTCTAAGTGTGAACACTTTTGCATCCATTCAAGCCTTTGCTTTTGAACCTTAGTAATATACTTGTCCCTTTTGTTTACATCATCCCTTAACCTTGCAGTATAGAAATGCATCTCTCCTAATGCCTTGAGCATAGCCAAAGTTTCTTTATTGTTTGGCTTTATCTTCTTCCATTCATTTAGTATATCGGAGCAAAGTGTTGCATTGCTCCAATATTCTAAGTCTCTTATTTCGGTTATCTGTTCCATTGTTACTGTGTCCATGTGCAAACTTAATAAATAGTAATTAAATCATTTAGGATAGGGATAACAACCTTGTCTCTTTGGTTGTAAGTTGAGCATTCATCGCTATCACAATAAATAGACATCTCATCAATTTCAAATAGGTATTCATAAGTTCCGTTATCAGTTCTCATGTATCCGTATTCTTCATAAGTATCTGTATCGTGAATGGTTTTTCTTACACAAATTACATCAGCATAAATTTCAATGCAGCCAATAGTCCAATATAATTCTTCCCTGTGGATTTCATCATCACCCATTGGAATCTCAATAGGCTTTAAATCACTAAGGATATCTTTTAGTTCTTGATCTGTAAATAAATCGTTCATTTTTTTTGTGGTTAAGTTAGTTAATATTTTTTTATTAAATCTAAGTCGTACTGATCTGCAACGTAGTTAATATGTTTTTGAGTAGTAACACTCCAATATCCATGCTGCACTAATGTAGCATCTACAATGGTTGCTACATGGGTAGTGTAACTCCACACCTCGTTATTGTGGATTGTTAGGTTTTGCTTGTATTTGTTTAATCTGATCATTTTTGTTTTTTTTTGTTTTGATTAATTATAATTCAAAGGTAACCTAATAAAGTTATAAAACAAAAATTTTATAATAAATATTTAACTTATTGTGTATTTGCCGAAATTAGGCTTAGAAAGGATAGAATAAGTTGCATATCTGCAGGGGTCGATTAAGTGGTTGTTCTTATCTATTGGGGTGTTTATCAGTTTACCTGTTCGGTCTTCCTGCCATTTGTAGTTTCTAAACTCTTGGATAGCATTTAGTGAAGAACCTAACACATTTATCTTATACCTCTTTAGTAGATCAATACCTGCATTAACTGAATCCTTACCTTTAAGGGATGGGAATATTTTATGACCCATTCTTTTTAATTCATCTATCAGTCTAGGTTCTGCTGAATCAGCGTAGATAGTTTTGTTTTCTAGGTGTTGATCTAGCAGGAACTTGTGTATATCATTGGTGGTCATCTGTGTCCTGTATAGATGCTCTTTAACGTACAAATTAAAATCTTCAATGTAAATGCTTACTAAAGTAGTTGGATCGTTAGAGTAGCCAAAATCCATTCCGTAAGATATTAATTCAGCACCTGTTGGGATTTGATCTGCTTCTGCATATCTGAAAACAGTAGACCTACTTGCTGCCCTTTGACCTAATCCGTAGATTTGCCAATACTGTTCATCCGTTTCTTTAAGCCTTTCAATTTCTTTTTTAATGCTTGTTTCAAGGAAAGGATTATTAAGATAAGTAGTTGTGAAAAAATCACAATCATCACGAGTAATAACCTTATCGTAAAGCCAATGGTATTCTTCACTTGGGTTGAAATCAATTATTATCCTTTCTTGTGTTCTGAATATTAGTTGTTGCCAATCCTCCCAATATAATTCATTAGCTTCATTGATAAAAAGCAAGTCTCTTTTCCTACCTCTAATTTTTTGGCTTTGGTCTAAGCTAGTAAATTCTACCAAGTTACCGAAAAGGCTATACTCCGAGTTGGACTTATTATGATAGTCCTCATTGTAAATTTGGTTGGTTCTAAGGATATCTAAAAAGTCCCTTAAAACGGTTGCCCTTAAACTAGGAAATGTCTTACGACATACTGTTACAATTTTGCCTTTATTATTTGAGCAGTATTCAAAGATAATCCAAAGTAAGATGTTGTAAGTTTTACCACTTCTTGTTCCGCCTTGTTCAACTACTATCTTTTTATTACTCTCAACTAAATGCTTAAATACAACATTAGTCTTCAGCGTCTTCGATCCTATCAATTATTTCTACTTTAAAATTGTTAGGCATTCCATCCGCACCTGTTATTTCTTGTCGTTCAATGTAGCCTCTTTTCTTTCCTTTGGTTTTAAGATAAAAAATAGTAGCTGCAGTTGATCCTTCTCCTATTTGTTTGTGTAGTTGTGATTCGGCAAAGTCTAAAGCAATGTTTTGGATTTCATTTACTTCTTGCTCAAACTCTTGATCATCTTTCATCCACTCATAAAAAGTAGTTCTTCCTATGCCTACATTCTTACAGGCAGTTGTTACTACACCTAATGATTTTTCCAAAGCGTCTATTATTGCTTTTTTATGGTGTTCCGTTTTGTTCATTGTTTATCTTGGTTAAGTTTTCTTGATCATCATAGTAAATCATCATTTCTTCATCGTTGGTGCTTTGGTATCTTGGGTCTCTACCTCCCCATCTTAAGTTTCCTTGTATTTGCTTTACTAAGCCAAAAATAATGCCATCAAAGCAGTTCCAAATTATAATAGATGTTTCATTGCGTTCTTGCAGTTTTGACACCTTTCTTAAAGCAACAGGTAAAGGGAAAGCATCTGCAATATTTTTGTTCCTTCCTTTTACTTCAACATAAGCAACAATGTCATTTCCTTTAGTTAAAGCGAAATCAATATCCCAATCTCCTAGTTTGAAATATTTAAAATCATAGCTTTGATGATACTTAATATACTTATCAATTGCTTCTTTTTCTTTTTTGATGTGTTCGGGTTTTTCAAATCGTGGCATAATCTTTTTTTTATTTGCAATATAAAGTAAAAATTCTATAATCCCTTAAATGCTTTTAGTGGATAAAAAATTAAACTGTTTCTGTAGCCTCCTTTACTCGTAGGAATGATAGGTGTTACCCCATGTATATTTTTCCAAGCAGGATAAACTAGCATTGAATTATCTGCCTGTTCAAAGGTAACATTGTAATCGGGTACATTTAAACACCCTCCATTTGAGTTGTTCCTTTTTGTTAATATGACATTAACCGTATCCTGTAGGTTTCTAGTATCCCTATGGTATGCAGCAGCAATATTAAAATTAGATATGCTGCTTGTGTACATACTACCAAACCTCCACTCCTTGCTTATGTCTTCAAATAATTTTTTCTGAATACTATAGAGTTCGGGGGTTATTTTGCTTATTACTTTTTCTGATTCTAAACAGGCTGCCCACATTGCCTTAATAAATGTTTTTGCTTTTGGGTTTCTATGTACATTTGACACATTTGGATATGGTCTTCGCATTACTGCATTAGGTGCAACACTACCTAAGATTGTACTATACTGAACAACTATTTCATCTCCTTCTTGTTTTCTTTTTAACTTGTCTTGTTTGTTTCCTTGAGGTCCTCTACTCATTTCAGTTTTAGGAACGTTCTCACTTCTAAATTCCTTATTAGCAATAGATATTAACTGAGTTAATTTATCATTATACTTAGCAACATCTTTGATGTAAAAACCTATTACGTTACCATCAAGTTCAAGCAAACAGTCTTCCTTAATGTTTGGCTCTGTATAAGGGCATTCCTTACCTAACTTTACATTATGACTTACTTTATTTAACCTTAGTGTTTCCATATTGGTTTATTAATTCTAAACATTGATTAGAGTTTTCCACTTCTTTGGTTGCTACTATATTAGTAACTCTCGTTTTTATTGTTTTTAATTGTCTTTCAGATTGATTAGTTTTTCTTTTTAACCTGCCTCCTTTTCCATCTCCTTTTATTTTAATTATAAATGGATTTGCTTTTTTTATAAAGTTACTATTCATAAACCTATCTCCTTCAAAAACTGATATTTTCTTAGATTTATCAATGTATAAAAGCATTTTATCTAAGTCTTTCATTACTGCCATACTTAACTTGTCGCTTCCTTCAAACAAAGAGCCATCATATTTTCCAACAATAATATTCCTGTCCGTTTCATTAAAGTAATTTAATCCAAGTTTATATCCCTTGCTACCTTTTAACAATTGTCTCATCACCCATGTCTTCCCTACACCACATTCCCCAATAATTAAAAAAATCAACAATCTCTAAAAGCATTTAAAGCAATAAACCCTACATTCTTTCCTTCTTTTCTAGCCTTACTTATCAACTCAAATGCTTCTTCGTAATGCTCAGTATCAAACTCTATTTGGATACCTCGTTTTACACCTTGTTCTTTACCACTTAACGCACCTTCTAAATCTACATCGTCTAAGGCTGAGTAATCAACATCTTCTTCGGGTTGCCATACATCTAAACCCCAATCGCTTATTTCTTGCTCTTCCCAATCATTAGCTAGTATGTCCCAATCCCATTCTCCAAAGCCTACATTATCTTTAATGATAAATTCCTTTTTTTGTTTATCAGTCCAACCTTCAGCAACATCTATCCACACTTTTTTTAAACCTGCTTCTTTACATGCTTTTAACCTCATGTTCCCACCTAACACAGTCATAGACTCATCTACTACAATAGGTCTTTTTTCTAGCATGTCGGGAAATGATTTTACACTATCTACTAATTTCTTAAACTTAGCATCCTTTATGATTCTAGGATTTACTGCGTTTTGTTTTACTTCACTTATGTCTACTTGCTTTTTCATTCTATTTCGGTTTGCTCAATAATAAAATTTTTGGTATGTCTGATCATATAGTTCTGATCCTTTTTTGTTTTAAACCTCCTAGGTATTTGAATCCAAAGAACATTAGGATCATCATCAGTAAAAAAATTCCTTAAACTTTTACCAATGGCATTAATCAACTTTTTCATATTTCTTAATTTTATTTTTTAAATTTTTAACCTTTGTTTCCAACATATGAATCTTATCTAAAGTATCAAGATCAACAGGTGTAAAATTAAATTGACCTTCTAACTCTTTTAGTTTTAAGTTCTGTTCTTTGTACACCTCGTAATAATGATGACTGTGGATTATGGTTGCATGAGTTATATTCTTCGCATTTGCTTTAAAGAATAGTGCAATATTAGTCCATCTCAAATTCATTTTTTCTCTAAGCAGGTAAATAAGTAATGACCTGTAATGTATTACTTCTTTCCTCCTTGTATCTTCAAAAACATTAACTCCTGTTTTCTTGATTATCTTATCGCTAATTTCC